AATGTAGCAGAACTTGTATAGAGAGCGAGATTGACTGTATCGCTTGATATATCATGATCGCCATCTAACAACTGCTGTTTGAATGTTGCACAAACTGCTTGGTTAATTGCCATTTTTAGTTACTCCCTTTATGGTGTTAGCGATTTCATCGGAATGCGTAACACACCATTTTGATACTCATCCCTACGTTTACGACCCATTTGCTCTTGTGCAAAATCTTGCAGAGCTACTTGGTACTTAGCTTCGTATAATTGCATATCTTGAGGGTTTTTCAAGTAGGAAAAGGTTTCTCCTAAAACCCCATATAGCAATACCTCAGGAGCATTATTAGATACAAAAGTAGTTGAACTAGAATTGCTTGTATCCAAATGTTCTGGTGTTTCGTCGTACCACATTTCAATGGTGTAAACTTGATCTGGAGTAGGAGCTAAAATTAAAGTATTTTGATCCCAGTTACCCCAATATTTTGGCTCTCCTGTATAATCTCCTGCTGTTGATCTTTCCACAGCGTATTCATCCATAAAGGTATTATCTCTTTGCTCTAACCAAACACGCTCATCGTTTGATTTCACTAACTGTATTGCTCTAGCAAAACGAAAACCACCCTCTGGTCCTGATACATCTAAAAATGCATTGTTAGCAGTACAAGTAGTAGTTGCATATCTTCTTTGATCGTCAGTATCTAATTGTCGTGCTATTTTATTTTCTATATTGGTAATAAATACATTGATAACTGCGTTAGTTAATACATCGGAAGTCACCTCTGTGTAGTTTCTGACGTTTGTTAATAATTCGCTATAGTTCATGATATTACAATTGTGACTGTACCAACTGATGTTACAGGATTCAAGTCTCTTGTTTCTGTCGAAGGTTGCATTCCATTAGAGGTAAAAGGACTGTCTCCTGGAGCTCCAACAAAAACGGTTACTGGTTCTTGTCTCGCTGGTCGTGTCCATGGAAGAGCCTGTGCATCAGCACTATGATGTGGAGGATCTAACTGAGGATGTTTCGGTTCAAAACACTCAGGACAAGTCATCAGACCATTCCATTCTTTTTTTACTTGGTGAAACTTATACTGTTGACCACATCGATCACAGATAGCTAAAGCATGTTTACCTGTAGCAAAGGTAGCCATATTATGATCCGTTTATAAAATAGTTTTGAGGAGTTAGATGTAGAGAGGCTCGTTGACCGTCTTCCGTTAATGCTCTTTGTAATTCATCTTCATAATAAAGTTTAAGAGTTTGAGTCATTTGAGGATTCTTCTTTTGAGAAAGATAAAACGCTAGTCCTGATACCATACAAGGTAAAAACCTAAAAGGTGCATCAGGCTGATTTGTATAAGCTCCGACATCCTGTATTCTTCCAATGTAATTGTAGTTTATCTGTGTATCTGTTGTATTAGGTGTTTGATACAAATTAATTACAACATTAGAAAGATTTCTCTCTACATAATACTGAGTAGGTTGTCCTTGAGAAAATTTATTTGGAATAGCTTGATACTCTGAACGAGATATTTTTGTCATTGTAGTATCAGTTGTTGTTCCACTAGAAACTGTTCTAAAAGTCATTTCTAAAACATCACTGGCATCGCTAGGAGCAGTGTATGTTGTCGTGCCTGCTACCAAATTAGTAGTTTGATTTTCTACTTTCCATAAATGAATACCTCTGTTCATCCATTCTTGAAATAAAATATTAAGGCTACGTCTTGCAGATTTTAAATCATAACCAGAACGAGTTTGAATACCACAGCGTTCATACGCGTCCTCAATAACGTCGTCTATATCTAAATTAAAAGTAGTTGTTCCAGAGGTAGCCATTATTAATTAACCGTCTCTCCCATAGCCATTCTTTTGTGTTGATTTATAGCGCCACCTGATTTCATTTTTTTCATCATGCCACCACCACGCTTCTTCATCATTCCTCCACCACGCTTCTTCATCATTCCCCCACCTCTTTTTTTGATTACTTGTTTCTTTTTCATCATGATTTGACTCCCTTTTTAAAAAGTTTTTCGTACGTACTTTGGCGCTCAGCTACTACTTCATTGTAGTATTCCTTTGGCCATTTCTCATAATAGCCTATCTTATGCAGTTTGCAACTTGCTTCATAAAGTTGTTTAAACTTCTGTATGAGCATCATGGAATACTCTAGTTCAGAGTGTTCGACAGGTTCCTCAGTTGGGTCACAAAGAAAAGCTTCGCTGTCAGGATCAGCAGGAGTTTTTGGATGAAATCCCATAAAATATACATCTTTTCTGTTATAAGTTTTGTTATAAAAATCTATTTTTTCTTGAAATTGTTCAGGACTATATTGTTCAAAAAAAGGGTCACAGTAAATTATAATATCATGTTCTTTTTTGTTCCAAGACTTAATAACGGAAGTTAACTGTTTTTCATATTTAGATTTATCCATACGAACTTCAATTCGCAATTTTTTATCTTTTCTCCATTTAGCGGCAAAAGGACAAGCAGGAAAACCGATATGTTTGTTCATTGGTTCTAAGACAGTCTTAGACCAGTTAATAACGTCTTTTTTTATTTCTTCAGCTTTTCTTTTTCTTGACAAATGTTTTTACCATTGTGGGTTTACCTCCAGGATTACCTGCGGCTCTTTTACGTCTGACTGCTGAAGCTTTCTGACCTTTTGTCATACTTCTTGCTTTTGCAAGCGGAACACATTTTGGATATTTTCTTTTAGAACCTTTAGAACGTCCACAAGGTTGATATTTACCGTCTTTTTTAGGAGCACCAATATCTACCCATTTCTCAGCTACCCATTTACGTAAACCACCCTTAGCCATTAGAATTTCTGCGTAACTTTTCTTTTTTCTTCCATAACAGCACCACAACCTTTTGCAATACCACCTTGATCATAACTAGAAATCTTTTTTCTTTGCTGAGAGATAGATCCTCCATTGGCTTTTTTCTTTACCTTCTTCTTCCCTCCTGGAGTAACTTTTCCTGAACATACAGCACTTGCATACATATTTGCATAAGCTGATGGGTACACTTTAAATTTCCTCTTAGCGGCCGCTTTACCTCTTGCACATAATTTACCCATCTTGTTTCTCCTCGTGTTCACAGACTGCGCACTCACACATACAAGTTTGCTCGCAGTGACAAGTACATCCACATTTTACACATTGCTCCATCATTGACTCACACTTTATGCAAAGCTTATCACAGCCATCACACATTTATTTTACTCTACCACCTTTTTTCATATATCCCATTTTGTTTCTTACCTTCGTAGGTAATTTTTTTAGTCCCTTATTTTTAGCTGGGACAGGTTTTAGTTTCTTTTTCATTTTTCTACCTCCTGTAGATACTTCTTGCTGCATTTGTGCTCTTGAAATAGCCATTAATAATCCATAGTCTTGATTAGGAACTCTTCAATCCATTGAGTTCTATCATCAAGCATTAATAATCTATCTTTGATAATAGCAATATCCTGTTGCATTTGTGCAACAGTGTCTGCTTTCTTTTCGACTGCGTTTAATCTTTCAGACCACATACCCCAAGTCATAGCTAAAGTTGCTACTAATACTATGTACGGAAGTATTGTTTTTAGATCTAGTTTCATTTTGATTTTGCACTCATATCATTTAAAGGGTTATTTAACGCTTTATTTATAGACAAGTTTAACTCATCTTCAATAATTTTCAACTCGTCAAATATTTCTCTTGTATCTTCTTTTTGTCTATCTTCAATGTCATTAACTATTTCTGTAATATGTCTAATATCATTATTCATAGACCTTAAATCAGTCTTCATATCGTTCTTTAAATCTTTAGCAACATCAGCCACTAAGGTAATCTCATCGAGAATAGAATCTATTTCTGCTTTTAAAACTGCTATTTTTTCATCATAAGAGGATAAATCAGGTGCTGTGTATTCTTCTATTTTGGCTTTCATATCTAAGTAATCATCGTAAAACTTATAACCAGTCCATCCACCACCGACAATAGCGCCAATTAAAGAAAGGATAATGAAGAATTTTCCTCCGGAAAACTTAAGTCCCTGATACTCAATACTGGCCATTAATCATCTCCTGAATAGTATTTTCTTGTGCCATGTTGAACAAAATACCATACTGATCTTCTATTGTCTTGTTTAAATATTCATTAACATCGGTATCAACTATTGTTGATTGTGCATCAAAGAATGTTTTTGTATTACCAAGCATCTGCATGACAATTAAAGTTTTTGTTTGAGCAGCATCGTCATATCTAGCCTTATCATCAATTTTCTTGACTATTTTAGTAGCAGCTTTTTCTTTCTCTGATACCTTAGGTTCTGATGATTTCTCTTCTTCTACCGTTTCTTTTGAATCTTCTTCTTTTTGTAGTGTTTGTGGTTTTTCTGGTTCTGGTTCTGGTTGTTCTTCTTGAGACTCTTCTGTAGTTCCTTCTGGCTCAGGTTCAACTACCTCAACTTCTTCCATTTCCATTTGAATCTCAGTTTCTACTTCAGTTTCAACTTGAACAATCTCAGCTTCAGTTTCTGGTATATCGAGCTTTAATTCTGCTATTTCAATTTCAACACTTTCGTAAGTAATTTCTTCTTGTACAGTTTCTATGGGTGTAAACTCA